TAGGATGCCCCCAGGAGGAGACTCACGAGGAACGTGAGCTGACTGACTCCGAGAAGTCTAACGGATCAGGATCACTCCTTGTACAGCTCGAAGCAGCACTCTTCGCGGAGGATGCCGTGACCCATGGCATACTTCGCCATGAGCAGCGTGCCCATCCGCTCCATGAAGTATTCGGACTCCACGGCGAGGTCCAGGAGCTTGACCGTGCCGATGCCTTCGCTCTGGAAGATGATGCCCAGGGTTTCGCCACCCGGACTGGCGTAGCCGCTACCGGCGGCAGCGAAGACATCGTTCTTGATGAGCGGGCTGTCCAGCACGCCGCTCACTTCGGAGCCGGTCGGAATGTGGTTCGACTTGACGATGCGGATGCCCGCAACCCTCATGATCTCACCACCAGCCACCGAGCCGTTGCCCTCGTTGCCGTAGTCACGGTTGATGGCGTCCTTGTTCTCGTTGACCAGCTTGTAGTAGAGAGCGGGCGAGAGCAGGCAGTAACGGCCCTGCTGCGGGACGTTCTTCTCGTCCATCAGGCGGGCAGCCGTGAAGAGACCCGCGACGAGCGAATCGCCAGTCGGGATCGCAGTGGGGGCAGTGCCACCAGGAAGCGTGGCTCCCGTGAAACCGTCCGCCACGATTTCATTGGCGGTGAAGGTTGGAGATGCGGTGGTCTTCGCAACCGCAATCTTGTTGCCAAGGAACGGGTTGACCGAGCCAGAGGTGCTGGACACGTAGCCAGTGCCGAAACGGTCAGTCGTCTTGCGAGCTGCACCGATGACCGTGCGGACGCACGCCTTGTCAGCGTGGTAGGAGAGCTGACGACCGATCTCCGTCGAGTAGATCGAACGCACGTCGTAGTGGTTCATCGCCTCGTCGATCTGCGCCAGGAAGGCCGAAGCCTGCAGGACACCGTCGATGAAAATGATCTTCTCGGCGTGCTTCGGCTTCGAGAGGTAGGTCGGCGTGTTCGCATTGCCATACTCGTCGCCGAACAGGGACTCGCCCGGCGTGTGGTAGGCAGCCGTAGCGACGCCCGTGACCGGGAACTGAGCCGACTTGCCGCTGCTGATGGTCCGCACACGGTGGAGCGGCATCATGACGTTGGTCTCTTCGAACACGGAGAGGACCTCTCCGCTGAAGACCTTCAGGAACAGAGCGGTGTCGTCTCCACTGTTGTTGATCTGGCCACTGCGGCTCGACACATTGTAAACCATGTTGGATAACTCCTATGTTTTGGGTTGGTTTGAATCTAGAAACAGACAGGTTTTGATGGCTGAGTCTAGGTAACCAAGAGTGTCTCAGTTATCCACCGCAGCGGGCCGAAGTTCGTGAGTTCCTCGACATCGCCATCGTCCGCGTCATTCGCGGAATGTCACTTGGTAGCCTTCGCTGTTGCTCGGGCCACTCGCTCTGCAGAAGTTGCTGCCGGGCCCCGCCACATGCGGACACCAGCGAACGCAAGGCCCACCTCCAGGAGGACGCGGAGAACATCAATCCACCAGTCGGTCCCAGGGACGTTGCTGAGCAGAGCCTGACGAAGAGCCTCGGCCTGCTCCAGAGTGACAACGCCTTGGACTTGCATTTCGCTGATGGCCTTGAGAGCGAGTTCGGTGTGGTCGGGGCCAAGAAGGCCGCAGCTGACCAGGAAGAGGAGGGGAAGAAGGATGAGGTAGCGCATGGTCAGAGGATGTCGGACACCGCGAGACGAGTCTCGATGTCCTTTCGGTAGGCGGGGTCCTTGGCGTAGCGCGGGTCCTTCATGGCTGCCGTCAGCTCTGCGAGCGACCTGAAGCCTCCAGAAGCCCTCGCAGGGGACGTGCTGCCCTGGACCAGGGGACGAGACCCGGTGCCCGTAGAGGCCCTCCAGCGGCTCACAAGGCTACGCACAGCGAACATCATGTCGTCCGTAGTGCCCTGCATGACCGCCCGGTTGAAGGCGTCCTGCTCACCATCCGGCAGGTTGTCGGCAGCCCACTCGATCATCGAGTTGTAGGACTCCTCACCACCAGCTTCCGAGTAGACGGACTGGAACTGAGCTGCGAGGACGGCCTTCTGACCCTCCACGTAGCCCTCGATCATCTCCCGAGGAATCCCCCAGGATTCGATCTCGGCGACCGACTCTTCCGAGAGGGTGCCGTGCTCGGCGAACTCGTCGGAGTAGACGGAAAAGTCTCTCTCGGCGACCTCTGGAGCCTCATCTCCATCATCGGGCTGTTCTTCGGTGTCCTGCGATCGGCTGCTGTAGCGCGATTCGAGTTCCGAATACGCCTTCGCAAGCTGCTCCGGGGAAGCGAACTTCTCGGGGAGCCACTCCGGGCGCTCCTCATCGCTCTCGACCCCGGCTTCGTCTTGGATGCCCTCGGCTTCATCGACCGCCCCTTCTTGGGTTTCGATCTTGGCAAGGTCCGCTTCGCTGTATGCGCCGGTCTCGCCCGTGCTCAGGTTGATCTGCTGGTAGTTAGCCATTGCTCCTCTTACTGCTGTTGAGCTTGCATCTGCTGCCCGAGCATCTGCATCCCGGGGCCCGCAAGCTGTTGCATGGCAGCCATCTGCTGCTGTTGCTGCTCCAGTGCAGCGACCTCTTCAGGAGACCGGACCAAGTTGTCCGTGTCAATCCCAAGGGCAGCAGCTCGTCGCTCCATGTATTCGCCGATGTTGATGTGCTTCTGAAGCGTCTCCGGACCGAGGACCTGGGCGATGCCGGTCAGGTAGATGTCGAGTCGGTTGAGGTCATTGCCCCGCCCAAGTGCCTCGATGCCGGTGACAATAGCTGGAGTGATCTTCTCTCGCGGGATCTTCGGGAGCTTCTTCTTCCGCTGCATCCGATCCATCAGTCGGTTGACGAGCGGGAGTTGAAACTCCTGGCTGAGGACTGAGTAGATGCCGCCTAGCTGCCGCTCAAGCGACTGCGTGACAAGTCTGACTTCTTCGGCAGTGACTCGGTCTGCGTTTCGGATGGTCGACTCGGTAAGAAGGAACGCATACGAAAGCCGATCCTGGATCTGCTGCATCGCACTGAGAGCCACCGAGAAGTCGTTGGCCTTCTGAGTCTGCAGCACACTGACATCAGCCGCGCTGCCTTCTCGAATCGCACCATTTGGGGATTCCGCAAGGGTTCGTGCTCGGGTGGTCCCGTTAGGGTTGACCAGGAACAGGACCTTGGCTGAAGCAGCAGCGCCCTCCACGATCGCCCGAGTGAGCCCCTCAAGGCTCTGAAGGTCGCCGTAATACTGCTCAACGTAGCCTCGACCGTAGTCTTCGCCATCGACTCGCAGCATGCGAAGAGCGATGAAGGGGGAGTGATCCCTCGGGAAGACTTGGTAGGTCTCCTCGATGATCTTGCCTTGGACTTCCTGGACGACCTCGACCTTACCGTCAGGCAGGATCTCCTGCTTGGTATACAGCTCGACGTTGTCCTCGTAGTCGGCCATGTTGGCCTCGACGTAGGCGCGCAGCGTCTCGGGGAGCATCGCGGGCGCGATGTTCTCCTTCATGATGATGCACTGGGCGTTGCCCATCGGATCCCGCTTGACGATGTAGCGGTCCAAGTGAATCACCCGCATAGCGCCTTCATCAGGCAGGTAGAGAAGGGCGTTGCCCGTCACGACGAGATGCCGCAGGGCCTCGAAGGTCGCTACGCGGATGTTGTGCGTTTCAATCTCCCGAGAGACCGCCCTTTCGATGTCCGAGAGAGACGACTCGATCTCGGTCTTCACCTGGGGTCCGAGCTGGGCCAGCTTCTTCTTCTCTGCCTCGTCAATGACAAGGCGGAAGAACGGGGCATTGGGCGGCAGCAGCGACAGCAGCAGACCTGAACTCAGGTTGTTGACGCCCCGCGCCCCCACGGACTGGTAGGGGGTCGGGAACTGAGCTGCGCTCCGATCTCCCTCATCTGTGATGACGGTGGGAACGGTGAGGCGCGATGCGTCCCGGGCTCGCGTCAGGTAGGAAGAACGCTGAGTAGCGCACTTACTGTAGAGGGCTGCGATTGCTCCTTGAGCGTTCATCCTCCAACTCCGGTGCTCTGGCTGCTG